GTGAACGCGGAATCATGTGGATGCAGTAAGGAGCTCGGCGAGATCGCCGTCTTCGAGCCGCGGTTCACGCTCGCCGAGATTCAGGCCATGCGAGACTGCCCCACGCTCGACCGCAGCTATGAAGCCACCAGGTTGGGGCCGGCCGTCACACAGCACCTAGCCTGGAAGCGCCTCGCTGGACGGTCGGAAGCAACGCTCGACGACTACGAGCGCACGTTGGCGCGCATGTGCGTCGAACTGCCCGGCCGCGAACTCCCCGAGGTCACCACGCAAGACCTCGAAGCGCTGCTCGTCACCTGGCCCGCCCCGTCCCGTAGGAAGCGGAAGGCCGCGCTGAACGGGTTCTTCATGTGGGCGGCCAGGATGGAGATCCTCGACCGGAACCCGTGCGACCGGCTGCCCGATATCAGACGCCAGAGTCCACGGGTGCTCGACGTGTTCAGCGCCGCCGAGCAGGCTGCGCTCCTCCAGGCCGCCCGCCAGACGCTCCTCCCCCTCGCCAACCAGGTCCGGATCGGGCTGCTCGCACACGGGCTCCGGAAAGGCGGCTGTCTCGGGCTCCAGGTCAGAGACATCAACATGACCGACCGGGTCCTCCTCGTCACCGAGAAGGGCGACAAGCAGCGGCTCGTGCCGTTCCGCGGCGACCTCGTCCGCCACCTCGACCAGTACCTCATGGAGCCCTACCCGATTCTCGATCGCGCCCCGATCGCGTCCGACCATCTCTTCTTCCCGTACCGCGCCACAGGAGCCCACCGCAGCCGCGCCCCGCAGCTCCTCCGCGTCGAACCCGAACGGCCCCTCTCCCGGACCGGCTACCAGATGTGGTGGGGACGGATCATCCAGGCCGCCGGGGTCCCGTATCGGAAGGCCCACATGATGCGGCACACCTACGGGACCGACAGCACAGACGCCGGCGTCGACCTCGCGTCGCTAGCCGAGCTGATGGGGCACGCGTCAACGTCGACGACCGAGCTCTATGTGCACTCATCGCGGCGCCGCCTGGACAAGGCCGCGGAGCTCCTCGAGAAGCATCGTCGTGAAGGGGTCCGGTCGGCCGATGCGTGAACGGCTTGCTTATGGGGTTAGAGGCGCCGACCGGATTCGAACCGGTGACGGGGTCCGGTCGCGGAGGACAGCGTGACCTACGCGGCCCGCACCACCGTCTCCGTCGAGAAGTCCCGCCACGAGATCGAGCAGACGCTTGCCCGCTACGGCGCCGAACAGTTCCTCTACGGGTGGGCGAAGACAGGCGCGCTCGTCGCGTTCGTCGTCACTGTCGAGTCGGGGCAGAGGCGGCAGGTGCGGTTCGAGTTGCCGTTGCCGTCGAGGGACGAGCGGCGGTTCACGCATCACTCGCGCGGGCTCCGCACCGCGACGCAGGCGGAGGCATTGTGGGAGCAGGCTTGTAGGCAGCGGTGGCGGGCGCTCGCGCTCGTCATCAAAGCTAAGCTGGAAGCGATCGAGACCGGCATCGCGTCGTTCGAGGACGAGTTCCTCGCGTACACGATGCTGCCGTCCGGGGAGACGGTAGGGGCGTGGCTGGCACCGCAGATGGACGCCGCCTACGACCCGGACCGCGGTGTGATGCCAGCGACGTTGAAGCTGGCGCTCCCCGCCGGGGAGGACGCGTGACGCTGTCGCTCCCCGAGCTGCGTGGCCGGATCGCGGCGGCCCGCGCCCAGGATGCGCCGGTGCTATTGCTCCCCGACGAAGCGGAGGCGGTCGCGGACGCACTCGACGCGCTAGAGAAGGTCGGTCGGCTGTGCGACGAGTACGCCGGAGATGAGCATGGGCTCGCGCTCGTGACGCTGGGGCTGATTGGGAAGGTCATCTACGCCGCTGAGGAGGCGTCGTGACCGGGCGGCTCACCTCCGAACGGCTCGCCGAGATCGAGGCTGCGGTCGCGATGGAGTTGTACGCGACCGGCAGCAACGCGAAGCTACGCGATCTGCTCGCCGAGGTGGACGCGCTCAAAGCCGACCTGGACGAGAAGGCCGAGGACTACCGCATCTACCGGGCCGAGTCTGAGCCGATCTATCGGCAGAAGGACGCCCTAGAGGAGGCCAACCGGCAGCTACGCGCCGCGCTGGGGAACCTGTTCGGCGACCTGTACCTGCACCACCTCGGCGAGATCACAGACGCGCAGTTGTGGGCTTCGGGTGACCGTGCGGAGACCCGCGTCCGTATTGCTTTGGGAGACTCGGGGGGTGATCCCGTTGAGGTGCGCCCGTCAGAGTCGCGCGCAGGCTCTCAGGCGGGGTTGAATGGCCCGGGCGGCAGCCCGACCTCACCCCCCGGGCGCGACCTGGATAGCACGCCGGGTGAAACCAAGGAGCCCGCGTGATCGTCCGCCGGGCGGCTCCGTTCGCTGCGGTGCTCGCGTTCGGGTTCGCCGCGGCGTTTGACCCGTTGGGGCACGCCGACCCCGGCCTGCCGGGCACGCCGGCCACTATCTACCGGACGGTGACGGAGCACCGCGACAGGCGCATCGAGGGCTGGAACGTCGCGACTTGGCGCAGGCACGCCGTGGCGAACCGGCGCGCGCTGAACGCCAGCCATGCCCGCGAGCAGCGCCTGGCGAGACGCATACGGGCTGTCTCCCGCGCTGCGAGGCTCCGGTACGCCCCGACGGTTGGGTACGCCATCGCGCTCGCACGCGCCGTTTATGGCGTCGACCAGACACGCCGCACCTACTGCGAATCGACCGACGATCCCGGCGCGTCGAACGGCAGCCACTTCGGGTTGCTGCAGTTCGCCGCCTCCACGTGGGCGAGTACGCCGTTCGGTCGATTTAATATCTACGACCCCGTCGCGCAGGAGCTCGCCGGAGGGTGGATGACGACGCATGGCCGTTCGGGCGAGTGGACGTGCCGGCTGTGAGCGAGCGGACAGTGGAGGCGCACGTCGGGCTCGCCTACACGATCGCCGACACCTACTACCTCCCCGGCGCAGAGCGCGACGACCTCCGCCAGGAGGCGCTCATCGGCCTCTGGAACGCGACCCTCGCCTACCAGCCTCATCTCGCTCCGGCGGGGTTCATCCCGTTCGCCCGACTCTGCATCGAACGGCACGTGCTGACCGCGGTGAAGAACGCGACGAGGAGAAAGCACCTATCGCTCACCCGCGCGGCCCGCGAAGGCCGCGACGACAACGGCGAGCTGCTCCCCATCATCGACCTCCTCCCCGCACCGTGCCCGTTCCTGCGCCTCGACACCCGCGACGAGGTCAGGGCGCTCGTCGCGGCGATCAACACGCTACTCAGCGCAGCGGAGCGGAGCGCGCTGATCCATGTGGTGAACGGCGACCCGTACGCGGGCGACAAGACCGTCGACAACGCCGTGCAGCGCGCACGGGTGAAGCTCAGGGCCGCGGCGTGACGGAGCAGCTCCGGATCCTCCCCGACCCGCAGCCCGCCGTGGTGCTCACCCAGTACCAGCAGGCCGTCGCTGACTTCCTCGAGGAGCACGGCCAGGTGAACGCCGCCAGCGCGGGCCGCGTGTACCACGAGCACCGCGGCGGCCATGTGTGCGACGACCGGTGCCAACTCGACAGGGACGGCCGATCGATCCTCGAAGCGCTCGTGAAGAAGGGCGTCGCGCGACGCCGGCGCGGCACGGGGACGACGCTGTACGAGGCCACCGGTCCGAGCCGGAGCGGCTATGACCCTGCGACCACGGAGATCCCGTTCTGATGGGACAGACCGGGAAATGGGTCGACGGTACCTGGATCGGCTCAGGGTTCCCGACCTCGAGCCCCCCCCCCGACCGACAGGGCAGCGGAGCCACCGGTGCGCGCGCCTAGCGCCCCTGCGTGCAGCGTCTGCGCCACCACCAACTGGCGGCTCGGGTGCCCCTCATGCGGACGCAAGGACACCAGGTGATCCGGTTCGTCGTCCACGGGAAAGCAGCCCCCGCCGGGTCGAAGCGCGCGTTCGTCCAAGGGGGCCGCGCGCAGGTCGTCGACGCGAACAAGAACGCGAAACCGTGGAAGAACCAGGTCGCCGCCGCGGCCCTCGACGCGTACACCGGGCCGCTCCTCGACCAGCCTCTCGTCGTGAACATCACCGAGACCAGGATCCGCCCGAAGAGCCACTACCGCACGAACGGGCAGCTCAACAAGAAGGGTCGCGCGACCCCGTACCCGGTCGGCCCCCCCGACACCGGGAAGATCGCCCGCGGCATCCACGACGCCCTCGAGGGCGTCCTCTACCGCAACGACAGCCTGATCGTAGACGGGTGGAACGCGAAGGTCTGGGGCGACCGCGAACACACCGAGATCACCGTCATCCCGCTCGCCGACGGCGACCAGCAAGCACTCGACGCCGCCTAGCAGCGGCAGAACGGAGGACACGTGTCCGAGACCGCCACCCACGAACGGCTCCATATCGGGCCCCCACCCGCCGACTACAAGGGCGGAGCCGTAACCGTCCGCTACCAGCCCGCAGACGGCGAACCAGCCGACGACCTCAAAACCCTCCCCAGCCTTGACCACGCCCTCGAGTTCGCCCAGACCTGCGTCGAACGCGGATTCCTCCAAGGCGACCTCTCGTTCCGGCCCGCCAACCAGGAGCCCCCCGCGCTCGAGCAGATCATCGACGCCGAGGAGCGCGCTTACGCGGAGGAGAGCATCGCTATGGCACAGGGCCAGGAGATCGACGACCCCACTCCCGCGTCGCCGGCGACGCCACCGCTGACGCTCAGCGAAGACGAGCTCGCCGCGATCGACGCACAGAAGAACAACCCCGAGCCCACGCTCACCTACCAGATCGAACGCATCCCACCCAATGCGCCCACAAAGGTCGAGCACCAGGGCAAGACGCTCGCGCAGTCACGCGAGCTCTTCGCCAGCATGCGGTGCCGCGGCGGCGCGATCCTCCGCATCCGCGACAGCAACGGCGCCGTGATCGACGAGAAACACGCCGCGCTCGCGGCCGTCGAGGAGGAACTTCCCGATCCAGCGCCTCAGGATGAGGGAGCAGAACAGGAAGAGCAGCCCGAGGATCCGATCGTCGACTCGACCGGCCAGACCGCCCTCATCGACCCCATCGACTACGAAACCGAGGAACTCCAACTACCCCGCGTCGACGGCCAACCCGTCGACAGAATCGCGTTCGCGTTCACCGGCCAGATCATGCTCGACCGCAGCGACCCCGCCGACGTCAAGCTCTTCCGCAAACTCACCCTCGGCCACGACGTCACCCTCCAAATCGAAGGCGTCTGCGCCGGCTACGCAGGGAAAGGCAACACCAACCGCGACGGCGACCTCGACGTCATCGTCGCCACACGCCGCATCAAAATCAACACCATCTACCTCCCCGCCGGCGAAGCAGCGTAAAGGCATGCACCGCCCTGCTCCCGAGCCCCGCCCAGCACCCGACCCGGCAACGCGCGCCCAACTCGACGCCAGCTACGCCCAGGACGGGGAGCGCTGGCTCGAATCCTACGTCGACCGGACAGCCACCAACGTCGCCGCCCGCGCCCGAGCCGCGCGGGCGGCGACCGCTAACGGACACACGCCAGGAGGCTCCTAACCGTGCCCTGGCTCCGCCTCGACGACGGGTTCCCACAACACCCGAAAATGGTGCTCCTAACAATTCCCGAACGCTGGGCCTGGCTCGAAATCCTCACCTACTGCGCGCGCTACAGAACATCCGGACACGTCACTCGCGGCGTTCGATCCGCCGTTGCTTCCGCGACACCGAAACTACTCGCCAAACTCGTCCAAGTTCGCCTTCTCGACGAAGCAGAAGATGGCTGGAAAGTGCATGACTGGGACGAATACAACCCCAAAGACCCCACCGCAGCAGCCAGAGCGAAGCGTTACAGAGACCGTGACACCACCCGTGACGAACACCGTAACGACACCGTGACGGCCGACCGTGACGCAGCCGTGACGCGAACGGCTCCTCGCGCGCGTGCCAGCGCGGCCGTTCCCCGTCCCCAACCCCAAGAGCTAAGAGGAGAAGGTGAAATTAAAAGGCAGGCCCTTACTGGACCCACAAACGGCGCGCACGCAGAAGAGCCTGCCAACGAATACCTCATAACCAAACTCCTCATCCTCATCGGCAACCACGCCGACCCCGGCACCGAACACATCCTCCGCACCCTCGCCAACAAACTCCCCGACAACAGCCTCGCCAAAGTCACCGAATCACTCGACCAACGACGACCCCGACCAACCAACCGCGCCGCCTACACCATCGCCGCCCTCCAAGCCGAACACGACGCCCGGACGGCCGCGGCGGGCGACGACAGCGAAAAGGAAGGAGCCCGATCGTGAGCCGCCTAACGCACATCACCGTCATGCTGGCCGCGATCGGCGACCAGCTCCGACCGCCGCCGGCGAGCTCGTGGCATGAGCACAGCCGGGCCGCCAGGGCCCCGTCGGTGTGGACGACGTGCCCGAAGTGCAAGGGCGACCGGGTGCTGGTGTGGAAGCAGCGGCCGGTGAAGTGCGATCACCGGTACTGCCAGGGTCAGGGCGGCTGGTACGTCGACCCCTATGATCTGACTCTTTCGCCGGTGTCGACGGTGGAGAACGAGCATCTGGCGCCGGCGAGGCGGATCATGTGCCTGGAGTGCTCGGGCGTGGGGTCGTATCCGAACGGGCATCTGTGCCGGCTCTGCAAGGGCGTGGGGGAACTGGTGCTATGGGCTGCTGAAGACATGGCGGTCGTGCTCGGCGACCGTGCTGAGGAGGCGGCCGGGGGTCGCGGTGAGGCGGAGACGATGCTGCTCGTCGCGCTCGACGACCTTCACCTGGTCGAGCCTGCCGAGCACTTCCTGGTCTGGTACTCGTTGATCCTCGAGTTGCAGCCCGCTGAGGCGCTGGTGTTGCCGATGCGGCAGCTCGTCGTCCGTGGTGTGCTACGCCTGGATGGGCTGCTGGAGCCGGGGTGGCGGGCGCCGGGGTGGGCGCGCCGCCGTGCGGTGGAGCTGGAGGCTGTGCATGCGGAGCGGCGGCGGCGGGCTGCTGGTCATGGCCGCTGGGGTGATCCTGCTCGGCGTGAGGACAGGGACCGGGAGGTCAAGCGGCTGGTGGGGAACGGCCGGTCAGTTCGGCAGATCGCGGAGCAGATGGGGATGAAGCGGTCGACGGTCACGAGGGTTCTCGACAGGAGCAGGGAGGGGGCGTGAGAGCCAGGGCTGACGACCCATTCGAGTTCGACTTCTTTGATCTGCTCCACCTGGTCGAGACCGAACTCCGGCAGCTTGGCGTTGACGTTCCGCAGCGTGATCTATGGGAGATCGTCGCCAAGTCGTGTCGGATGGAAACCCGGGAGCAGACCCTGCCGTTCGCCTACCACTCGGGTGGGTTCGTTGAGGGGGGCCGCACAGTCGTGTTGCCGCTCCGTTCTTGACACCGTCCGATCGTCTCGGCACACTCCCCGGCGAGGCTCCGGGTGTCCACCGAGAGCCGAGCGCTCTGGGAACAGTACGCTCCCATGTAGGCGGTGCCCGCATGGTTGAGCCAAACAGGGGGTTCAGGATGGCTCGCATGACGAAGGCCGCGAAGGACGCTTTCCTTGAGCAGCTCGCCGGCGGGCTGAGCGTCAGCCACGCCGCCGAGATCGCTGGCCACGACCGCGGCACCTTCTACCGGCTCAAGGACAGAGACCCCGTGTTCCGCCACGGATGGGCCGATGCGCTCGAGGAGGGCAACGACGCGATCCGTGAAGAGATCAGGCGCCGCGGCGTCGAAGGCGTCGAGGAGCCGGTCTACTACCAGGGCAAGGTCGTCGGCCAGATCCGTAGATACAGCGACACGCTGCTGCTCGCGATGGCGAACAGCCGCCTCACCGAGTTCCGCGAGGTGTACGCGAGGTCGAGGCAGCCCGAGACTCCTGCGATCCCCGAGGTGACGCATGGCCTCGACATCTCGAAGCTCACCGACACGGAGCTCGACCAGCTCCGCGAGCTCGTCGCGAAGGCCCGCCGCTCCGAGATCGCTGCCGTCGCTTGAGCAGCTAGACGCTGAGGCTGCACGCCGCAGGCTCCGTGACTTCATAGCGCTCGCCTGGCCCGTCGTCGAACCGGCGACCCGGTACATCCCGAACTGGCATATCGACGCTGTCAGCGAGCACCTCGAGGCCGTGTCGAGGGGTGAGATCAGACGTCTGATCGTGAACATCCCGCCGAGGCACATGAAGAGCCTGACCGTGAGCGTGTTCTGGCCGTGCTGGGAGTGGCTCGAGCGGCCCGAGCTGCGGTGGCTGTTCGCGAGCTATGCGCAGCAGTTGTCGACGAGGGACTCGATGAAGTGCCGGCGGGTGATCGACAGTCCGGTGTACCAACGTGTCCTCGCCCACCTTCCCGGTGAGCCGTGGCGGCTGACGTCGGACCAGAACGAGAAGACGAGGTTCGAGAACGACCGGACCGGCTACCGCATCTCAACGTCGGTCGGTGGGTCGGCGACTGGTGAGGGCGGCGACCGGGTCGTGATCGACGACCCGCACAAAGTCCGCGAGGTCGAGTCCGACCTGATCCGCACCGGCGTCCTCGACTGGCACGACCAGACGATCTCGACGCGGTTCAACGATCCGAAGACGGGTGCCGAGGTCGTGGTGATGCAGCGTGTCCACGAGAACGACCTGACCGGGCACCTCCTCGAGAAGAGCGGCTGGGAGCACCTGTGCCTGCCGGCCGAGTTCGAGCCCTCCCATCCGTTCGTGTGGCCCGACGACCGGCGCTCGGAGGCAGGGGAGCTGCTGTGGCCAGCGCACTTCGGCCGGGACGAGCTCGACACGCTGAAGAACGACCTCGGCTCCTACGGTGCGGCGGGGCAGCTGCAGCAGCGGCCGGCGCCGTTGGAGGGCGGCCTGTTCAAGCGGGCGGATTGGCGGTTCTACGACCCGAATGGGCCGATGCCGGTGTTCACGGCGGTCGGGCAGTCGTGGGACACGGCGTTCAAGGACAAGCAGACGTCGGACTACCACGTCGGCCAGGTGTGGGGACTGTTCGGCGCCTACCGGTACCTGCTCCGCAGCGTCCGGTTTCGTGGTGGCCTCGCCGAGCTGAAGCTGCAGGTGAAACTGTTGAACGAGTGGACGGTTGAGCGTTACGGCCGGTTGCCGATCCACGTCCTCGTGGAGAAGAGCGCGCTCGGCGTGGACATCCTCGCGGAGATGCGGGGCGAGATCGGCGGGCTCGTATCGATCACCGCCAGGGGGGATAAGACGCAGCGGGCGCATGCCGCGTCGCCGCAGGTGGAGGCGCACCAGGTGTTCCTGCCCGGCTGGATGGCCGCCGACATGTCGGGACCGGATACGGCGAGGACGCCGTTGTGGGTGCAGGACTTCGTCGACGAGCACGCGGGTTTCCCGAACGGTGCGCATGACGACCAGGTCGACGCGGAGACGCAGCTGCTGAACTGGGCGCGCGGCCGAGGCTCGTCGGGTGTTGGGCCGCTGGTTCACCGAGAGCGTCCGAGGATGGTGTCCGCCGGCCTCCAAGACCGCACGTTCTAGACCGAGCCGGGAGGTCGTTCATGAAGATCGGCCCGCTCGAGCTACGCCGCCGCGCCAAGGCCGCAGCCGAACCAGAGGTTCAGCCGCACGGGCCGCAGCGCGGAGCCCCCGCCGAGATCGGCGCCAGCGGCACCCTGAACCTGAGCGGGTTCCTGCAGCAGTCCGACTACGACCACCAGCTTCGCGGCCGCGAAGCCCTCAAGACGTGGCAGCGGATGATGCGCAGCGACGCTTCCGTCCGTGAGGCTGTCGACCACATCATCGCTCCCGTCAAGAACGCCGGATGGGAGATCGACCCTGCCACCAGCGACCCCGTCGACCTCGAGGTAGCTGAGTTCGCGCGGCGGCTCCTGTTCGACTGGATGAACCAGCCGTGGATCGAGCTCGTCGAGGAGGCCCTCGAGTACCTGACCGACGGGCACGCCGTGTTCGAGCCGGTCTATCAGATCGTCGAGGACGAGCTCACCTACACCGACCCCGAATCCAATGAGCCCGTCACCGTCCCGTCGCGGCAGTTCCTCGCGTTGACGCGGCTCGCGCGCCGTTTGCCGGAGACGATCTGGAAGTGGAACGCGTCGGGGGGTGTGCTGGAGAGCATCGAGCAGCAGGTGTTCAAAGACGACGGGGCCGGCGGCGGAGGGTTCCAGCGGATCCTGATCCCGGTCGAGCAGGACGGGCTGCTTCGGCTCCTCGTGTTGACGAACCGGCGGCGCGGCGACGAGTTCACCGGCCAGTCGATCCTCAGGCCCGCACGTAAGCCTTGGCTGTTCAAGGAGCTGATCGAGAAGATCGAGGGGATCGCGTTGGAGCGGTGGGGCGTCGGGATCCCGATCGCCTACCCGCCCGACTCAGCGCGCGAGGACACGGCGATCCAGGACGCGCTGGAGACGATCCTGAGCGAGGTGCGCGCTGGCGAGTTCACCTACATCGTCAGCCCGGGCCCGAAGGCGACCTCGTCGACGGACGGGTATCTGTTCGAGGTGCTCGGCATGACCGGCAGCGCCCCGAACTTCACCGACGCGAAGAACTACCATCGCGCCGAGATCAAAGCCGCCGTCCTCGCCCGGTTCAGCGAATTGGGCCACGCGTCGGTCGGGGCGCGCGCGACCGGCGACATCCAGTCCGTCGTCTGGTTCGCCGCCCTCCAAGCGGTCGCGACGTACTTGGAGCAGGCGTTCCAGCAGGTGATCGTGCGCCTCGTCGACCTGAACTACACCGTCACCGAGTACCCGACGTTGCAGGCCAGCGGCGTGCAGGAGCGGAACCTCGCGGAGTTCGCGGTCGCGATCAGCCAGCTCGTCTCCTCCGGGGCCATGATCCCGGACCAGGGGTTCCGGAAGTGGGCCCGCGAAGTCGTCGACGCCCCCGACGAGGACGAAGGCACGCAGGCCGCCGAGGACGCGAACAACGACCTCGCCATGCCCCCGCCGCCTGCCCCTCCGGATCCGAACGCGAGCCCGCCGCCCGCACCGACGATCGAGAAGGAGTAGCCGTGGCCAACAGCATGTTCGACAGCGGCCGTGCAGCGTTCGCGCTCGGCTCGATCGCCGGCGCGAGCCAGGGCTGGCTTGGTGCGACAGCGAAGTGGATGCTCGTCGGATCCTGGGGCGGCTTCGGCCTCACGACGCCGGTGTTCAAGAGCGATGTCCCGAACGCGCAGATCATCGCCGTCTCGTCGTATGTCGGGTCGAAGGCCGTGAGCGGAGCGGGAGTCTGTGATGGTGGGATCGCGGTGATGGCCGGCGTGTCGAACGCAGCCACCGGCGTCTACCTGATGCTCTTCCACGACTCGGGCGCGTCTAACACGAGCCTGTTGATCCTCGCCGACGACACCGCGTCGATCCTCCCCGCCCGGTTCGACACCGGCCTGGACGTGACGATCCAGCCCGACACCGGCGCCAACAAGATCTTCAAGCTCTAACCCGCGCGCCCCGACCCCTCTGGAGGAAGCATGAAATGCACCCTCGCAGTCGCCGTGCTCGCCGCGTTCGCTCTCATCGTGGTCGCGGCGGCGCAGGCCGCACCGTCGACGTACCTCGTCGCCCCGGCGGGGCAGGTTTCGGGCGTCGCATACGGGTTCGCGGGGACGATCAAGAATCCGATCTACCCCGTGATCTGGGAGTACCCGAGCTTCACCGCGGCCTCGTGTGACGAGCTCGCCGGGCTGACGCCGGTCGCTGCCTTCGCGGGGCCGTATGCCCAGGTCGGCTGGTCGATCCGTTCGCACGGTCGCGCGGAGACGTGGACGTTCAACTTCCTGGCCTCGGCACCGGCCGGCACCTGCCAGACGGTGACCACGATGCTCAACACGGGCGCGTTCACCGACCCGCAGCTCATCCTCATAACCCCGTAGGGGAGGGCGGTCGTGGCTACCACGACGCACCGCATCTCGACGGCGAGCACGGCGAACGCGACGTCGTATGCGAGCGGCGCGTTCACCCCCGCCGCGAACGAGCTGCTCATCGCGATCGTCCACCACTCCGCGACGGTCGCGGGGAACCCGACGATGACCGACTCGCAGAGTCTCGGGTTCACCCGGATCTTTGCGCGCCCGTCGGATAACGGGGCCACCATCATCGCGTTCTTCGTCGCGAACGCGCTCGCCGCCGCCAGCTCGATGACGGTGACGGCGAGCACGGGCGCGTCGTCAACCCCGACGGGGTGCATCATCCAGGTCGTCGGCGTCTCGGGGATGACCAAGACGGGCCTGACCGCGATCCTCCAGTCGGCCAGTGTTGACAAGGCCACGAACGGCGGCAACGCCACCACCCCGTTCGTGACGCTCGGGGCGAGCGTGAACACGGGGAACCCGACCATCGCTGGCGTCACCGACCTTGTGGGCGCGGCCGGGATGACGCCGCCGACGAGCTGGACGGAGTTCGACGACACCGGCTACGCGACCCCGACGATCGGCGGCGAGTACGTCACCCGCGACAGCGGGTTCACCGGGACGACGATCACCTGGGGTAGCACCCTCGCGGGCCGCTGGCAGGCGGGAGCGGTCGAGCTCGACGCGTCGGGGGCGAGCTCGTCGATCACCGTGGTGCCGAACGGCGTCGCGACAGGCTCGGCCGCCGGCCTTCCTCAACCCTTCGTGAAGGACAGACTGATCGGCGTCGCCTCGAGCGAGGCGGTCGGGCTGCCGAAGATGCTCCCGTTCTTCCGCGCGATAGGCGCCGCCACAGCGTCCGCCGTCGGGCTGCCGAAGCTGTCGCCTCTCCCGCGGCTGATCGGCGTCGCGTCCGCTGAAGCAGTCGGCGTCCCGCTCCTACGATTGAGACAGACGATCCTGCTGATCGGCGTCGCTTCCGCCGAAGCAGTGGGGAGGCCCCTCGTCTACGCAGGGCAGCTCCCGTCGGCGATCATCGTGGCCCTGAACGGTGTCCTGAGCGGCGAAGCCGTCGGCGTGCCGCTCCTGGCGTTGCGGCAGACGATCCTCGGGATCGGCGCCGCCTCCTCGGAGGCTCTGGGGCTACCGAAGCTCCTGCCGTTCTTCCGGGCGCGGTCGGTGGCGTCGGGTGAGGCCGAGGGCATGCCGCTGCTGAAGGTCAGGGTCGGTGTTGTCGGTGTCGCGTCAGGCGAAGCCGAGGGTCTGCCAAGATTGTTCTCGACGCTCCGACTGATCGGCGTCGCTTCGGCGTCGCAGCCTGGTGTGGTGACGGTCAGGGCGCTCATGTTCCCGGTGGGTGTCGTGGGCGGTGAGCAGCTCGGCCGGCCGCGATTGCTGCACGTCGCGAGGCTCGTCGGCGCGGGTTCGGGGCAGGCGCTCGGAGTGCCGCGGCTGACCTCGGGGCTCCACGTCATCGGCGTCGTCACGGGTGGCGCGGCGGGGTCGCCGCTGCTGATCGTCGGCACGATCCAGCCCGCCCTACCGGGAGCGCCGGGCCGGGTGTTCATCTCCGACATGGCCACGTTCGGATTGACGATCGCTGACCTGAAACGGTTCGGTGTGAAACTCGCGAGCGTCGAGACGGCCGGTGGGGCTCTCGGTGACCAGGCCACGTTCCGGCTGCGCATCTCCGACAGGCGGTCGAGTAAGCCAGGCGTCGACGACGATCTGTAGGAGGCGCGGATGCCCGGTCAGCCCTCCCCCGCCTACGTCGAGATCTACTGGCCCGGCCAGATGATCACGATGCGCGCCACCTTCTGCGGCACCGACCTCGTCACCCCCGCCGACCCGTCGCTCGCGTACTTCGAGATCAGGGACCCGTGGGGCGCCGTCAGCTCATACCCGTACGGGACGGGCTCGGTCGTCCGCTCGGGTGTCGGCGCGTACTTCCACGACCACCAGATCCCCAGGGTCGCGTCCGCCGCCGGCGACTGGACGTACGCGGGGGTCGCGACCGGCCTGGTAGAGGCTGCGGTCGAGTGGTCGTTCCGCGTCGCGTCGAGCGGGATCCTCTAGTGCGCTGGAAAGTGTTCGAGTTCACCTGGCGGCCGCACGGCGGGACCCCCGAGGATTTCTTCGTGATGGCACAGACACCGGCACGGGCGCGGCGCACCGCCGATTACACCGTGTGGGCCGCGACCCGGAAGCGCGAGGCGGAGAAGCGCCGTGCCGGTCATTGACGGCGAGTTCACGCCGCGCCACCCGTTGACCGTGGCGGAGCGGAACGTCGACTATCTCGGCCATGACCAGGAGATCGTGCAGCGCCGCCAGATCACCGAACGCCACGCGCTCCCCGCGGTGAAGCGCCTCGCCTACCAGCTCGCCACCGCACATTCGATCCCGCTCACGGTCCAGGACGACCTCGCCCGCCGGGTCCGCGAATCCCTCGGCCTCACCATGACGTTCGGATACAAGCATGCGCGCGCCGAGATCACCCGGATCCGGGAAACCAACATCGCGCTCGCCAGGGTCACCGACGCGGGCCAGCATGGGCATGTGGCCGCTGGTGGTCTCGACGCGATCCGCGCCCTGATCCGACGCCGCGCCCAGGACGCCGCCGACGCCGTCGCGCGCGCCGCAGCAGCCGAAGCCGTCCGGCAGCGCGGCCAGGACGCGATCCTCGCGACCGCCGCGATCGCGAAGGAGGGAGTCCGGGTTCTCCACAACCAGATCCTCGACCTCGTCGGCGAAACCCTGAACCTCGGACGCACCGCCGGCGCCCTCTCGTTCGCGACGCCGCCCGAGTTCGCGCTCCGCTCGGAGCAACTCGATAAGGACTGCTGCGACCCCTGCATCCGGTTGCACGGGACGATCGCAGAGGTCGGCTCCGACGCGTATTACGCGCTCCTGCCGCCGGCGGACTGCCTCGGCGGCGGACGGTGCCGCGGAATCATGGTGTTCGGCGAGGAGCCCGCACACGTCGAGCTCTCCGAAGCAGCCTGACAAGAAGGAGATCAGCATGGATATCAGGCTCCGCACGCAGACCGTCCTCGCCGCCGACCAGATCGACGAGGACGGCCGCTCCTGGATCGAAGTGATGCCCACCGCGGACAAGGCTAGGAACGGCCCCTACTACTTCACCGTCACCGAAGCAGACCTCGAAACCTACGCGCAGTCGATCCGTGACAGCCCCGCGGAGTCGATCCAGGTCGACTACGACCACGCCGACGGCGGCACCCGCGCCGCAGGATGGTTCACCGGTCAGGCCGAGGTCAGAGACAACGGCGACGGGCCCCGCCTCATGGCCGAGGTGCAGTGGACGCCCCGGGCCCGCCAGGAGATCGCCGACGGCGAGTTCCGCAAGATCAGCCCCGAGTACACGTTCCAGTCGAAGGACGCGAAGACCGGGCTGATGACCAAGGCGAAGGCGATCGTCGCCGCGACATTGACGAACCGGCCTTTTTTCAAGGAGCTCGCGGCCGTGACGGCCGCCGATCTGCTCTGGGACGCCTCGATGGGCTACCAGCAGCGGATGTGCGAGATCAGCGAGGCGCTGAACCCGCCGGGCACGTGGGCGTGGTGCGTCCTCGACGTCGGCGACGGCGTCTGCCTGGTGCAGGAGAACGGCGACGACGCCTACGTCATCCCGTTCACGATCGTGGACGGGGAAGCCGAGCTGGCTCCGATGTCGGAGTGGAAGCCCGCCGAACAGCAATGGGTCGCCGCCGCGGCGGAGGCTCGAGCGAAGGTCAACGCCGGCGCGGCCGGCCCGAAGAAGGAGAAGACCATGAGCGATGAGCTCAAGGCGGTCGCGGTCGAGCTAGGTCTCGCCGAGGACGCCGATCAGGCGACGGTCACCGCGGCCATCGCGAAGCTGAAGGACACCCAGCCCGCGGAGGACGCGGTCGTTGTGAAGGCCGACGACCTCACCGAGCTCCGCGCGCACGCCGCCGAGGGCAGGGCTGCGAAGCTCGAGCTCGACGAGATGAAGGTCGACACGCTCGTCAAGGCCGCCGTCGCGGACGGGAAGATCGACCCGGTCGTCGCCGACGAGTTCAAGGCGATGGCGAAGGAGAACTACACCGGCACCGCGGCGCTCCTCGAGAAGATGCCGAAGCGGTCGCTGAAGGAGATCGGCAGCGGCGGAACGGGACCCGGCGACGATCCCGTCACCGCGACGGAGGTCAGGATCGGCGGTGTCGCTGTCCCCGTCGACGAGGAAAGCGCCCGCGTCGCCGCCCGCACCCAGAAGATCCTCGACGACGACGGCACCAAGACGCCGACCACCGACGAGTACCTCGCGGCCGCCGCCCAGGCGCGCCGCGAGCTCGCCGCCGCATAGCACCCGCAGCACCCCGAGAGCCCGCCATCTTCACCACCTGAAGGAGACCACACTCATGGCTCACAACCAGGAGGGCTTCCGCATCCCGGCCGTCGCGGCGTCGGCGATCAGCCAGTACGTGCCGGTGACCGGCGTGCCGCCCGGATCCGCGCTCTCGGAGACCGTCTACCGGGCGGGCTCCCTCAACGACTACCCGATCGGGTTCACGACCGCCACCGGCGCGTCGCCCGGGGACCCGATCAGCATCCAGGTCGACCAGGTCGTCAAGGGCATCGCCGGCGCGTCGCTGGGCGCGTTCGCGCTCGTCGGCGTCGGCTGCGTGAACGGGATCCTGATCCCGGTGCTCCCCTCGGGGCTGTCCACCGCCCTGGGCTCCGCGATCGGCGCCAACGGGCTCCGGTTCAGCGTCGGCGTGGCCCTGAAGAACGCCGCGGCCGGCGACTACTTCCCGGTGCTCATCCGGCCGACCGAGGTCATCTAGCCCCACCCGCTCCACCCTCGCTGTACCCCTGCGAGCCCGCCTCTCATCGTGAACGAAAGGACGTCCCATGCCTGGACAGACCGTTGGGAACGTCCACGTCGATCAGCTCCTCTCGAACCTGGCCGTTCTGTACCGGCCGCTCGAGGCGGGGTTCATCGCCGACGAGGTGTGCCCGCGACTGCCGGTGAAGCACGAGAGCGACATCTTCCCGGTCTTCACCCAGGGCGACTTCTACGCGACCGACGTGGACGACCTCGTCCCCGACCGCACCGAGCCGCGCTCGATCGAGTTCGGATCCACGACCGACACGTACCGGTGCCAGCGACGCGAGCTCGCGTGGGACGTGTCGGACCGTGAGCGGCAGAACGCCGACGACCAGCTCCGCCTCGAAACGAACAAACAGCAGGGCACCCTCGGGCGGCTCCTCCTCAAGCGGGAGCAGCGCGTCGCGACCCTGCTGCGGAAGACGACGAACGGCGGCAAGCTCGCATTGGGCGCCGACGCCGCGACGAAGTGGGACGACGCCACGAACACCACGTACAAGACGGTGATCACTGATGTCGTCCTCGGCATCACCGGGATCCGGCAGGCGATCGGGATGCGCCCGAACACGATCGTGATCCCCGCCGGCGTCGTCGAGGGCCTCCACAAGACCGGGTTCTTCTCGACGCTCCAGGAGTACACCCGCGGCTCGGTGGACGCGCAGCCGCTGTTCGAGCAGTACCCGCTCCTCCCCGGCTACCTGTGGGGGATGCGTGTCCTGATCCCCGGTGTCATCAAGAACACCGCCGTCGAGGGCCAGACCGCCTCGTACTCGGACATCTGGGACGAGCAGGTCCGGGTCCTGTACGTGTCGCCGGGACCGGCGCTGGAGACGCCGTCGGTGGCGTACACGATGCAGGCGGAGCCTCTCTCGACCCGCACCGCCAGGGACGACAAGAAGCGGCTCGATTGGTACGCGACCGGGATGACGATCGCGGAGAAGGTCGTCGCGACGTCGGCCGGCTACGAGATCAACAACTGCCTCACCTAGACCAGGGGGCCATCATGGTGCAGCAGTTCGATCTGATCGGTGAGGATGGCCGCCGTGTCCATCACGACGTGAGCTTGTCGTTCGCGCGGGATGAGGCGGCGAGGATCGGTGCGGTGTCGGGGGAGCGGTTCACGATCACGCCGCCCCCCGACGACGCTGGTGCCGAGCCGGGTGGCCTCGTCGACGGGAACGTCCGGCAGGTGACCGCCCGTATCAACCAGGCCGAGACCGACGCCGAACTCGACGCGTTCGAGCGTGCCGAGGGGGCGCAGGAGTCGCCCAGGGAGACGGTTCTCGCCGCGGTGGCGAAGCGGCGGGCGCACCTCGCCGACCAGTAGCTACTAGCCCGGGGGCTGGAGGGTCGGCGGGGTTCCGCTCGCGGTCGTTCCCTGGCGGGCTCCCGGCCAACGGCTGGCCCCCGCTGACCGTCCAGCCCTCGCAAGGTCTGCTCGCCGCAGAAGGGGCGGGTGCTGCTCTCCCAGGGTGCGCCCGCCCCAACCCCAACCTCAAACCAGTGAAGGAGCCCGCCAGCATGAACCCTCCCAGGATCGCGGCGTGTCTGATCGTGAAGGACAGCGCGAAAACGATCGAACGGTGTCTCGAGAGCATCCGCCCGTTCGTCGACGGCGTGTTCGTCTACGACACCGGCTCGACCGACGGCACCCCCGCGGTGCTCGCGAAGCTGAACGAGCTGAAAGGCATGAGGGTCGGCGCCGATGGCCAGGTCATCAGCCACGAGCTGCACCTCGGCCGCGACCACGAAGCATCCGTGGCCGCCGACGCCGAGAAGGGCATCCAGTTCGTCCCGCTAGCCCCGATCGTGGTGGAGCAGGGCGAGTGGCGCAACGACTTCGCGTGGGCCCGCGAGCAGAGCTTCGCGATGCCCGACGCGACCTACGACTTCGTTCTGTGGCTCGACGACGACGACGAGCTCGTCGGCGGCCAGTGGCTTCGGATGCTCGCCGGCCAGGCGCACCCGTCGGTGGACGGGTTCATCTTCCAGTACGACTACGCCCGCGACGAGACCGGCGCGACCGTGTGCGTCCTCTGGCGCGAACGGCTTCTGCGCCGCTCAGCGGGGTACGTGTGGCGTGAGCCGATCCACGAGGTGCTGATCCCGCCGGAGGGGCACCAGCCGCAGCTCGTCCAGGTGTCCCCGGAGCAGGTGCGGTACGTGCACCGGCGCGACCTCGTCCCTGACCGGTACGAGCCCGACCGTAACCTGAAGATCCTCCACGCGAAGGCCGACAGCCTCGCCGCGGAAGGGAAGCCGATCGACCCGCGGACGCTCGCCTATCTCGGCACGGAGTACATGGCGAAGGGCGACTGGGCCCGAGCCGCCGACTACCTCGACCAGTACATCCAGCACCCCGACGCCGCCTGGTCCGACGAGCGCGCGCAGGTGCACCACAAGCTCGCGACCTGCCTCCGCGCCCTCGGGAACCACAAGGCCGGGATCCACATCGAGCTCGAGTCGGTGAAGGAGCGCGCCAAGTGGGCCGAGAACTACGTCGGGCTCGCGCAGGCCTACGGCGCGATCGGCGACTGGGACAGCGCCGCCTGGTACGCCGAGCTCGCGCTGAAGGCGAAGATGCCCATCAGCCCGCTGATCCTGAATCCCCTGGAGTTCACCGTCATCCCGCTGCTGGTACTCGCCGAGGCCAGAGCGAACCTCGGTGACGGCACTGGCAGCCGCGCCGCGATCGCGCAGGCGCTACAGGTCGCCCCTTTGAACGGGATGGTTCGCGCGCACGGGGAGCGTCTCGACGGGATGCTCGCCGAGAACGAACTGGTCGCGAAGGTGCTCGAGCTCCGCGAGGTGCTCGTCCGCCACGACGAGAACATGAAGGCCCACGAGCTGATGGGCGCGGTCCCGTACATCATCGCGGAGCGCCCCGAGATCGTGAAAGCCCGCGCCGACCAGAAACTGATGGTCGACCATGCGCTCCATCCGGAGGAGTACCGGCGCTGGTACGCCGACGAGCCGAAGGAGTCCACCGTCAGCGACGACATCGTCGCGAAGGTCGGCGAGTACATCCCGCGCGCCGCCCGTGTCCTCGAGCTCTGCCAGGAGTTCGAGGAGCGCGAAGGACGGAAGCCGCGGGTGCTCGACCTTGGCGCGAACGACATGTGGCTCGCCTGCTACCTCTGGGTCAACGCCCAGGTCGTCTGTGACGGCATCGAGCTGAACTCGCAGAGCATCGAGAAGGGCCGCGCCAGGATCCAGAAGTTCGAGGCGCCAGGCCGATATGTGCAGGGCGACCTCCACGACGCGAAAAGCCTCCTCGGCAACGGCCACGGCCCCGCCGTCTACGACCTCGTCCTGCTCTTCGAGGTGCTCGAGCACGTCCCCGACATGAACCGCACCCTCGATGTCCTGGAGAGCCTGTGCGGACCCGACGGGCTCGTCTGCATCTCAACGCCCAACGGGGCGTTCGAGCGCGGCCAGATCGACCGGTGGGCGTCGGTGGAGCTGAAGGGGCATCTCCGCGCGATCCCGATCCACGAGCTCTCCCAGATGATCATGGCCCGTGGCTCCCTCGAAACCCTCGAGCTGCAGCACGACGACCACGTCGCGTTCGTCGCCTACAAGCCCACCCCGAGGAAGGGGAAGGTGACGTTCTACGCCGGCGCGTCCTGGGAGCCCTGGTCTCCGCGCAGCGTGAACGACGGCGGCCTCGGCGGGTCGGAGACCGCGCTGATTCACCTGTCGATCCAAATGGCGCAGGACGGCTACCAGGTCACGGTCTACTCGGGCGCGGAGCCTGGCATCGCCGGCGGCGTCCTCTTCCGTCCCCACACCGCCTGGGACCCCACCGACGATTGCGACCTCCTCATCGTGTCCAGGATCCCCCATGTTGTTGACAACCCCGTCCGCGCGAAGGCCACCGCTCTCTGGTGCCATGACAACCAGTACGACGGGCTCCTCACCGAGGAGCGCGCCCAGAAGTTCACCCACATCGTCTGCCTGAGCGACTGGCAGCGCAGCAGGTTCGAAGCCCGCTACCCATACGCCGCGGAGAAGCTCCGGGTGATCCGTAACGGGATCAGCCTGACGGCGCTCGGCGAGCCCCGCTTCCCGGACCAGGCCCGCCCGTTCGCGGAGCGCGCGCCCCGCTGCGTGTACTCGTCGAGCGCCGATCGCGGCCTCGACGTGATGCTCACCGTCTGGCCCGAGATCAGGGCGCGGGTGCCCGATGCTGAGCTCCACGTGTTCTACGGGTTCGATGTGTTCGACCGGGTCGCGCAGGCGAACCCCCAGCTGCACGCGTTCAAGCAGGCCATCCTCGCCCGCGTCGACGAACTCGGCGGCGAAGACGGCGGCGTCCATTTGCGTGGCCGTGTGGGGCAGAAGCAATTGGCCGACGAGATGCAGCAGGCCCGTGTCCTGTCGTATCCGACGGCGTTCCTGGAGACGTCGTGCATCGTCGCGATGGAAGCCCGCGCCGCCGGCCTACCGATCGTCACATCGGATCTCGGAGCCCTTCACGAGACCGTCGGCGAACACGGGCTCCTGATCACCTGGGGGAACGACGAGACGGAGCAGACGAACCAGACGCCCGACTACCAGGAAGCGTTCGTCGCGAAGGTCACGGCGATGCTCCTCGACGAGAAGCAGTGGGGGCGCTGGCACCGGAAAGCCATCCAGGGCGTCGACGGGATCACCTGGGAGTCTCGGCTGCCCGAGTGGACAGCTCTCGTCCCCGCGGCCGACCCGATCAGAGAGGCGGTGCCCGCATGACGAAGCCGAAGGCCGGCACGAAGGTCGCGTTCAACGCCGGCGGCGGCATCCTCACTGGCGTGGTGACGAAGGACGGCATCCTCGTCACCCTCGTCGACACGATCAGGGTGCGCCCCCAGGCCGGGCTGGTCAGCGCGGGCCCCGGCAAGGCGCTCGCCCCCGCCGCACGCGAGGGCACCGGCGTCGGCCAGTACCAGGAGGCCTAGATGTACGTGTCGGCGACCGACATCACATTGCCCGCCGGCGTCCGGGTCAGCACGAACTCGAGCCCGTTGACGCTCGGCCAGGTCGGCTCGATCTGCTACGAGGTGTCGGCGGAGCTCGACGCTGCCGCCGCCGCGGCCGGATACAACGTTCCCGTCTTGTCGCCGGCGAGCGCGGGCCCCACCGGCGCGTATGCGCAGCTCGTCGGCTATGCGAAGAGCGGTGTCGGCTGCAAGGTGCTCCGGTTGTACTTCCCGAACGTCACCGGCACCCAGGATCGCTCGTCGCTCGCCTCGGACTACTGCAAGGAGTACCGCGACGCGCTCGCGGGGATCCGCGACGGGTCATTGCCGCTGGTCGGCGCCGGGTCGAGCCCGGGGGAGACGGGCCGGCTGCTCCCGAAAGGAAGCGGCAACGCGAGCCCGGTCATCCGCGCGTGCACGGTGTTCTAGGTGGCTGGCCCCGTCGTCGGAGGAGGCGGAGGCGGCGTCTCGCTTCACTTCGAGCCGCCGATCGAGTTCATCCTCCAGCAGTCCGGCGCGTTCCGCCGGAAGCTCGACGACCTCACGACGCTCTGGGACTTGTTCAAGCCGATCATGTCGCAGCAGGAGGAGAACATCTTCGACTCCTACGACTGGGGCGCCTGGCCCGCGTTGGCGGACTCGACCAGGGCGCGCCGTGACGACCAGCCGATCCTGGTGCAGACGAGCGCGCTCAAGCAGTCGCTGATCGACCCCGGGCAAGCCGCCACGACGGGGCCGAAGCAGATGATCTGGGGCACCGACGTCGCCTACGCCGAGTACCACCAGGACGGCGGGTCAACCCCGGGCCGGCCGCCGCAACGGAAAGTGATCGACGTGCGGGTCGAGGACAGGCAGGAGTTCGAGGCGGCGATGGTCGGCTGGATCAACGCCGCGGCCGCGGAGACGTGGGGGAGCATCTAGATGACGACGAACCTCCGGCTCTCCGAGTCAATCATCACCGCGGTCGTTGACAAGCTCCAGGCCGGGCTGCCCGCACGGATCGCGACGATCAACGCGGAGAAACCCGACGGGATCGTCCTCGCCGCCCCGGGCGACAATGACTACTACCTCGGCGGGATCCCGAACGGCATGCCAGGCCAGCTCCCCGCGGTCATCGTCACCGAAACCGCGTCACCCGAGTACGAGGCCGAATCAGGTGCCAGCTTCGTGTACGTCACCGAGATCATGGTCGTCGCGGTCGAGCAGGACACCGACCGGGGCGCGCTCTTCACCCGGCACCTCCGGTGGCGCAGGGCGATCACCGAGGTCCTCCACATGGACCCCCCGGTCATGAGCCTAACCGGGTCGGCGTTCTCGATCCGGCCCGTCCGGCACATCCCGGGCCCGGTCGCGGAGCCCGACATGGAGACCGCCCTCTACCGGTCACCGACCGCCGTCATCTTCCGCTGCCGCCAATTCGAAGGCCCCTAGACCCTTCCCCGCTGAGAGCCCGCCGCCCGACCCTCGGAGGCCACCATGCCCTTGAGTTCAGCAGACCCGAACGCCTTCGTCGCGATCGGGCTCCAGTCCGCCCTCGGCACCCCCCAGATCACCGCCGGCAAGCTCCTCTTCGCGAAATACGAGTCCGGCACCGACTTCCAGCCCCAGATCGAAGTCGTCGACCTCCGCGAAGGCGGCGACGGCCTCGACTACGGGTTCACCTACAAGAAGAGCCAGAAGGCCGCGGGGCAGATCGTGATCAACGGCCGCCCGATGATCCTCCCGCAGCTCCTCGCCGCCGTGCCCGCCGGCGGCACCTGGGACGGCGGGTCGCTGATGGCGAAGCACACCTTCCAGTCGAACCACGCATCGTTCCCGTGGTTCACGATCGTCGCCGCGCACCCGGGCACGAACCCGCAGCTCTTCAGCGACGTCCGCTTCACCGGCGTCACGATCGAAGTCAGCCCCGGGGATCCGTGGAAGTTCACGTTCCCGTTCACCGCGATCAACCACGGCGCCTCCAGCGGCGCGTTCACCCCCACCTACTACGGGGAGGAGCCGTTCCTCGCGCACGCCGCCCCCACCTACGTCCTCGACGGCACAGGCGACTCGGACATCACCGGCGTGAAGGTCGACGTCACACTCGGCGTCGAGGAGTTGCAGTCGCAGGGGCTGACCCTCGACGAGATGCCGGTGCAGAACCGGACGATCGACGTCGAGGTCACCCGCCGGTTCGAGTCTCCGGCGCACTGGAAGAGCGTCTACTACGGTGGCGGCGTCGCACCGACCACGACCGTCGCGACGGGATCGCTCCGCGTCGGCGCCCTCGCGGGCCCGTCGTATCTGATCGACATGAACCTGCCGGTGCTCACGTACCGCGGGAACGCATTGACGGAGCTCGACCCGGACGGGAAGACCGTCATCGAGACCCTGTCGGCACGGTCGGTGCGCGCGGCGTCGTCGCCGCTGTGGATCAGCGTCCAGAACCTCCACGCGAGCGTGTACGGCTCATAACCGCAACCCGAAGGAGCCCGCCATGCTCGTCATCGAGGGTCCCGCCGCGCTCTACAAGGAGTGCTGCGAATCAGTCGTCTACATCGCCCGAGACGATTCGGGTCGCTACGAGGACGGATCGTTCGTCAATACCGATGCGGTCAACGTGAACGACGCCATCTGGGAGGAGTTCTTCCCCGATGCTCGCCCGGGATGCGTCGGCTACGCGCACGACGCAGGCGTCCGGCTGCGGATCACGGTGGAGCGTCTCTGATGGCCCGTATCGTCAAGCTCGGCGAGCTACTCCCGGAGGACATCGCGTTCGAGATGCCCGGGGGCCGCACCTACCTCGCCCCCGGCGACGTCCAGCTCAGTGTGATCCTGAAGATCGCCGAGCTGTTCGAGCGCACCTCGAACGCGAACGAGGACGCCGAGGACGCCGAAGCCGCGGGGCTCGAGGTGATGGAGGAGCTCGACAGCGCCGTCCTCGGCCTCTTCCAGATCCGCGACCCCGAGCTGAAGGCGAGCCCGTTCGGGCCGATCGGTATCCAGCTCGTCGTGAAGGAGCTCCTCGAGCAATACGGGTTCAGCGCGCAGGAGGTCGCCGACGGGAACGCTGCTGACCCTCCGGGGCCGGCGGGAAGCCGGCCGAAGTCAGCGCGATCGCGTGGATCGCGCTCCTCGTCGACGAGTTCCACTTCGCGCCGACGTACTGGCACGAAATCGGGCTAGCCGAGTTCCTCGCGTGGCAGCGGCTGCGGGTTGAGCGGATCCGTGCCCGCGAGGTCGCCGCGCTGAACCAGCGGAACCGCCAAGAGGCTCACCGGAAATGGTACGGCGACGGGAGGTGACGCATGGCCGCTGACTCCTCAGTCCGCGTCGTGTTCCTCGGTGACAGCGGTAGCGCGCAGCGGGCGACGAAGAGCCTCGAGCATTCATTCTCCGCCTTGGGGCGGGGAGCGAAGGTCGCGGCCACCGCGATCGGTGTCGGGTTCGCCGCCGCGCTCGGCGCGAGCGTCGCAGCGGCCATCTCGTTCGACAAGAGCATGCGGAACGTCCAGTCGATCACGAAGTCGAGCGAGAAGCAGTTCCAGTCGCTGTCGAAGAGCGTCCTGAAGATGTCGAAGGACACCGCCCAGGCGCCGAAGCAGCTCGCGGACGGCCTCTACGACATCGTCTCTTCGGGGTTCAAGGCGCAGGACGCGCTCCTCGTGCTGCACGCCTCGGCGAAGGCCGCGACGGCCGGTTTGACGGACACCGCGACGTCGGTGAAGGCCGTGACGGCTGTCCTTAACGCCTACCACCTCCCCGCGAGCAAGGCCGCCGAGGTCTCCGACGTGCTGTTCCAGACCGTCAACAAGGGCGTCCTCACCTTCGAGGAGCTCGCGTCGCAGATCGGCGATGTGATCCCCGTCGCCGCGGCGTTGAAGGTCCCGGTGACGGACGTCGGCGGCGCCCTCGCCACGGTGACGCTGCATGGTGTGTCGGCGGCGGAGGCCGCGACCCAGGTCAAGCAGGTGCTCGTGAGCATGCTGAAGCCGTCGAGGGATCTCGGCGCGGAGTTCAAGACGCTCGGCTATGCGTCGGCGCAGACCGCGCTGCAGCAGAAGGGCCTCGTCGGGGTCGTCACCGATCTTTCGACGGCGGCACATGGGAATCAGGCGACGATCGCGTCGTGGTTCCCGAACGTCCGGGCCCTCGGCGGCTTCATGAACATCGCTGGGAAGAACATCGGGCAGTTCACCGCGAACGTCAACTCGATGAAGCACGCCACCGACGGCGCCGGCGCCACAACATTGGCGTTCAACGAGCAGGCGAAGTCGATTAGCTTCCAGTGGCAGCGCGCGAAGGCGTCCCTGACGGCGGCGGCGATCCCGATCGGGCAGCTCTTGTTCCCGGCGCTGATGAAGGGCGCGCAGGGCGTCGAGTTCCTCGCCGGGAAGATCACCCAGTACATGCCGATGATCCAGGCCGCGACCCAGCGTGCGATGCGGGCGATCCAGCAGGCGTGGCAGCAGTTCGGGGCCCCCACCTTTGCGAGGATGGTCGCCGCGTCGCAGTCGGCGGCGCAGAAGGTCATCCAGAACTGGGGGCAGGTCACCGCCGCCGCGCACAGGCTCTACCAGCAGGTGAAGAGCGCCCTGGCGCCGTTGCAGCCCGCGTTCGAGCAGTTCACCGCGGCGGCGAGGGCGATGGCTCCGGGGTTCCGGTCGACGGCCGCGATCATCGAGGCGAACGCTCACACCATGGGCGCCGTTGTGCTCGCTGTCCTCCGCGCGATCAGCTACGGCCTCGAGGGAGTCGCGATCGCGATGCGCATCACCGCCCCGGTGTTCAACGCGGGGATGGCCGGGATGGCCGCGATCGCCGCCGGCGTCGACGCCGTAGTCATCGGCGCGCTCGGCGGCATCGTCGCTGCCCTCGGCGCCGTCCGCAGCGCTGTCGACTCCGTCCGCGCCGCGTGGGACTGGCTGAAGCAGGAGGCCTCCCACGCGATCCACCTCGCCGTCAACATCAGCGTGAGCGGCCTCGGAACCCTCCAGGCAGCAGCGAACCTCGCAGCGAAGGTCGGCGGCTCGGTTGTCAGCGCGATCGGCCACATCCCGCACGCCGCCGGCGGGATCATCCCGATGCACCTCGGCACCCCCGGCAAAGACTCGGTGCCCGCGATGCTCACCCCCGGCGAGATGGTCTTGAACGAGCGGCAGCAGCAGATGCTCGGCGGCCAGGCGATGCTCGCCCGGATGTTCGGGTTCAACGGCGGCGGGATCGTCCCGGGCCTCACCCAGTTCTTTGCCACCGGCGGGATCGCGAAGCCGCGGCGCCGCCGGCCCGGCGCGAACCCGAAGAGCACCGGGAACCGTGCGGTGCACCGCACACCCAGCTACGACAGCCGCGTCACCAGTCTGGTGTCCAGGATCAGCGGCCCCAGCGGCGTTGACAGCGACATCGACTTCGCGGACCGCGAGTACAACGAGATGTCCGACAAGTTCTCGGTGGACGACCGGAACCTCCAGTTCATCGGCACCAACACCGACGGCACCGAATACATCGACCAGGCCGCCGTCGACCAGCGGTCAGGGGAGATTCAGAAGCTTCTCGCGAAAAAGGAGGAGCTCCGCGCCCTGTACCAGCGGAAAGCGCAGCTGCTCCGGCAATTGGTCGCCGTCCTGCGTGCGGCGATCAAGGCCGTCACCGCGAGGATCAAACACGAGGCCGAGATGATCCGGGCGCAGGAACAGAAGATCAAAGCCGACCAGAAAGCCATCACCGACCTGAACAACCGGATCTACAAGGAGAGCCAGAAGAAACGGGTAAAGCACAAGGACGCGAAGGGCCACGTCACCTACACCGGCGGCCCCGACGCGGCAGCGATCCGCGGATGGCGCCACCAGCTCGTCGGCCTCCGCTCCGGCCTCTCCACGGACAAGAAAACGTTGACTGGCGAGAAGGACAGGCTCGGCAAGGACAACAACCTGCTCGGCAACTACCGGACGAATCTCGGCGAGGAGGATCAGGCATTGCGGTTCCTGCCCCTCGATATCCGCGACAATGTCGGCAGCCCCGAATACCAGCTGCGCGGCGAATTGGCGGACATCGACCCCGCTGCACTGGGGAAGCAGGTCGCGGCGAACAACGCCGCCGTCGCAGCCAGCGCAGCCGGCAGCGGGGGCAGCGGTGCGAACCCGGATCAGACGGCGCTCCTCGCCGCCCTCCTCGCGCAGCTCGGCCAGTCCAACCTCGCACTGAGCCTGCAAGGCATCCAACTCCCGATCCTCGGCTCGTTCCAGAAGGGCACGATCAACGTCCCCGAGACCGGCGCCTACCTCCTCCACGGAGGCGAGCGCGTCACCCCCTCCGGTGTGCCCTACGCGGCGGGCGGCGACGGCGGGTCGATCGGCGACATCACGATCCAACTGGTCGTCGACGACGCGCAACTCGAGCAGCTCATCCACATTGGTGCGGTCAGGGCGACATCGGATATCAGCGTGAAGATGGGCCAGGCCGCGTCGTCGCGGGCGCGCGGCGGCAGGATCTAGATGGACAGCATCGTCCTCACGGGACCGCAGGGGAGCGCATTGCAGGTCGGCTCGTGGCTCCAGGCCGACCCGGGCCCCGACTTCGGGACGCACGACCTGCTGAAGGCCGCCTACGCGCAGAACGCGTTGACGGAGGGCGGCCAGATCGCCTACGAGTTCAGCGGGGTCAGGCAGTTCAAGTTCCCGCTCATGGTCGCTTCTGTCAGCGCGGTCCCGTCGGGGCTCACCGGCGCGGAGTCTTGGCTCAGATTGCTCGCCCGGCCTGGAGCAGTCGTCGACGTGCAGCCCGAAGGGGTCGCGTCGGGGGACGCGATCCGGTTCGACGTGAACGCGGGCCGGTGGGAGCCCGACTACAGCGTGTTCGTGAACCGTGCGGGGCGCCGCCAGGGGAACCTGATCCTCGATGTGCAGCCCTACGGGTATCTGCCGACGATGATGATCCTCGCGTCGACGGCGAGTGTCGCGCTCCCCGCGAACCTCGCGCTCTCCGCGGTCCCCGGTGATGTTCCAGCCCAGGCAGTCGTCGCGGTGCGGCCGAACCAGCCCGCCGCGACCCAGTACCGGCTCGGCGCCTCCTATGTCACCGACGGGCTAGCGTGGGGGTTCGCTGGGAGCCCGTCGTTCATGCCGTTCCTGAGCGGCGGCTCTTTCCTCTACAACTCCGGCCCACCCGGCGACATCGTGCTGCAGAACGTGGCGCGCGCATCGTCTCTTTACACGCCCGACCAGTGGGCGGGATCATGGGCTCTCGGCGCCGGCCTCGGCGGCGGCTGGGTGCAAGGCGCCAACTACCTCCTCTCGTCAGCGCTCGCCCCCGCCTACCGCGCCAGGTTCAACGCATACGCGTGGCTGAGGATCCCCGCCGGCACCTACCAGTTCCAGGCGCTCCTCGACGTGGTCCCCCAGGACTACTCCGGTGCACGTCAGATGGCGTCGGCGAATCTCGTCGCGACGGTGCCCCTCCAGAACGGGAACCAGACCCCGGAGCCTCTCTTCTCGATTGTCCCGCTGGGCCCGATCAACCTGCCCGGAGCCGCGTCCGGGATCGAGGGCCCACAGACGCTGCGTCTCTGGCTCAACCTCCCGACAGCAATCGCGAGCGCTCCATCCGCGTCGACCGGGCAGCAGCCGGTCACGTTCGGCGGATTGTTCCTCCAGCCCATCGCGCCCGGGGCCGGCGTCCTCCCGCGCGGCCTCCAGATCCCGTCGACGCTCACGTTCGGGAAGGCGAGTGGCTACGGGCTCGACCTCAGCAGCATCGACAGCAGACAGCTCCTCTACAGCCCCCCGTCGACAGTCGCGGGGCAGGCCGCTGATTACCGCGGCCAGCTCCCCTACATCGGTGCGAGCATCAGCAGCATCAACATCGCTGGGCTGCCGCGGCCCGGACGTCACTTCGAATACCAGCACGAGGTCGAAGCCGACTCGCCCGACTACTTCTACCGGTTCGTGTCGTCCAGCGGCTACCCGACCGTCCTCGACTCCAGCTTCAACGCCCGCCAAGGATCCTGGATCGGCTCCTTCACGGGCGACAGCGGCACGCTGGTCACGGGCCGCTCCCGAAGCCCGTACATTCCCCTCAACAACGACCAGCAATACGGTGTGTGGAATTACACGACGGTCGGCTCGGACTCCGCGGTAGCCTCGGTTGACCTGTCCGGCCGGTCGTTCACGATCGAGCTCTGGGCGTCCGATCTGCGCCTGTCGGGCCAGCAGGCCACCCCGGCGAATCTCGTCGCGTGGGGAGGGTCGCATGCGACCGCCCGGCACCTGCAGCTCGGCTGGTCACCATCGAACACGCACATGTTCAGCTTCGGGCCGGGCGACCAGATCGGGGCGACCCTGAACGCGCCCGGTGCGTCCGCGAACCTCGAAGCGTCGTGGCATCACCTCGCAGCCGTCTTCGACGCGACGGCGAACTACATGGCGCTCTATCGGGACGCCACGATGGTCGCGTCAAGGAGACCAGCGACATCGCTGCGCTCCGGCGGCGCGAACCTTCTCTTCATCGGGAAGGACTCGATCGGAGCCGCATCCGGCTACGCGATCGGCCAATTCGGCGATCTCGCGGTCTGGCTCGACCGAGCTCTCACCGGCTCCCGGATCGCGGCGCACTTCAACGCCGGCGTCTCCGGGATCGCCGCAACAACGGGCCTCTACGCAGAGGCGTATCCGCAATCCGCGGCCGTCTCGGTGCGCGCCCGGCCCCGGTTCCAGCTCCTCAAAGGCGTATAGCCGTGAACGAGCTCCGCGCGGTCATCGTCGCCGGCGGCGTCACCGTCTACGACGCCACCCCCGCCCTCAACACCGGCAGCTGGAGCTCGGCCTCGAGCGGCGGCTACGCATCCTGCGAGCTCACCCTGCCCGGCATCCGCGTCCACCAGATCCCCTACCTCGCGTTGCTGCGGCTCACCTACGGGACAGAGATCCTGTTCGAGGGGCAGATCGAGGATCGCGGGATCACGATCGACGACTCCGGTGCCGCGACAACGATCCAGGCGTTCGGTCACCGGCGGCGCCTCGCCGAGACGAGCCTGCAGCGGGTCTGGGTGAAACGCGACCTCACCTACCAGGAGCCAGCCACTATCGGGACAGCCGGGACACTCGCCGCCGCGGGGAACGCGCTCAGCTACCACCCCGCCGACTGGAACATCGTCACCGGCCAGATCGACCCCGCCAACCTCACCAGAATCGGGCTTCTCTTCGACGGCAGCAACAGCGACCACAACCGCGTCGCCAGCACAGCCACGATCTACACGCTCCCCGCAGCGGGCCTCGTCACCCGCATCCTCTTCGACGCGACCACGAACGCGACCGCCAACGACGTCGCCGGCCTACGCGAATCCGCTGATGGCTCCGCCTGGACGGAAATCTGGTCCGCGAAGAACACCGCCAAGACCAGCTACACGCAGCCCGTCGCCGCGACCACCAGGTTCCTCCAGTTCATCGGGCACTTCGACACGGGACTGAACGATTCCGGGGCGGCCATCGCGTTCGAGAACATCAGGCTCCTCGGCACCGGCACCACCGAAGACGCAACCGGCGGCCTCTACGGCGGCACGATCCTCCAGGACATCGCGTCGCTCGTCGACGGCATCACCCCCGGGATCATCGAAACCGGCAGCGACTTCACCATCGAGTCGATCGAGCGCGCGGCCCGCGACACCGCCGAGGCAGTCGTCATCGAGGCCGCGAGCTACTACACGAGGGAGTGGGCGGTCTGGGAGGACGGCCGGTTCGACTGGAAGAGCGTCAGCCTCGACGAGGCCCAGTACCTCATCGCGGTCAGCGACACCATGAAGATCGATCTCCAGGGCACCGTCGAGGACACGCCCAGGACCGTGATCGTGCAGTACCAGGACAGCAGCGGCTTCACGCTGGAAGCGTCCGCTGCGTCCACGGATCAGCGGAACCCGTTCGTGAAACAGAGCCGCACGAACGACGAGATCGTGCAGGTGTCGTTCCCGATGACGAACGTCACTGCCAGCCAGCTCGCCGCGAGGATCGCCGCCGACCACGGCAGCTATCCCACCGCCAACGGACGAGTCGTGCTCCCCTTCGGGAAGACCATCCAGCGCGCGAACGGGGCACCCTGCCCATCCCATCTGATCCGCGGCGGCGAGAACATCAGCATCCGCGACCTTCCCAAAACCGACGCGTTCGCCGTGGGCCGCGATGGCGAAACGACCTTCCACGTCGTCGGCGTCGAGGCCGACCTCGACGCGCAGACCGTCACCCTCGAGATCGAAGGCCAGATCAGACGCTCCGACGTTCTGCTGGCCCGCCTCGCCGCGAAAACACGAACCCTGACCGGCTGAGCCCCGACCGCCGGCAGCGCTCCCGGGCTCGCCGCGGCACCTGAACTCAACGAAGGAGACCGCCATGAGCGACACGCTCACCCCTGCCGTCACCGAAGCGGCGGACCGGATCGTCCACGGCTTCGACGAAGACCTCACCCCGGGCCAGGCGCTCGACCAGCTCCTCAACGACAGCCAGCTCGTCGCTGGCGCGATCCTCCAACTCGCCGCGGAAAGGTAGGCCCAACTCATGGCACCTGTTGCTCTGCTGATCCTCGCCGTGATCTGCGCTGTCGTGTCGGCGCTGATCCAGTGGACGTTCCTCGACTGGCAGCACCCGATCGCGTGGTTGACGCTGGGCGTCGGGTTCTGGTGGGCGTCGTCGCTGCCATGGGGGACGTGGGTGAAGCGATGACGCGGCGAACGCTCGTCCTGCTCATGGCGCTCGCATTCTTCGCTGCCGGCGCTTCCGCGGCCTATGCCGCGACGAACGGGTTCTTCGAGGGCGGCCAGGACACATGGGTGACGACGTGAAGACGCTTCGCCTGGCCGGCCCCCCGTACCAGCACGGCGCCAAGGCATTGCAGCAGGCACTCATCGAGCGTGGCCTTCTGCCCGCCGGCGCGGCTGATGATCAGTACGGGCCATCGACGGCCCGGGCTGTCGAGAAGGCGAAGTGGATGCTCGGCTACCCCGCGTCGGCGATCCACCACGGCCACGAGTACGCCGGCGACGCCGTCCTCGCGTACCTGACAGGCCGGCAGCACCCGCCGCTGGCTTACGCGGAACGGGCGAGAGCCCGGGCCGCGCATCTCCCGCCCGTCGACCACGACGCGCAGGCCCGCGCCCGCGTCGTCGCCTGCTACCGCGAGCTCATCGCGAACGCCGCGCTGATCGACTACGCGGAGGTCAGGCCGATCCCCACGTACCTCGGGGCGATCCGTCCCCGGACGCAGACTGACTGCTCGGGCAGCATCACCTGGGCGTGCACCAGAGCGCACGTCCCCGACCCGAACGGCCTCAACAACGGGCAGGGCTACACCGGCACGATGCTCGACCACCTCGCCCACATCCCGCGGAGCGAGGTGAAGGCGGGCGACCTCGTCGTGTGGACGCCACCCGCGACCGGGCAGCACGTCTGCATCTTCATCGACCCCGCCACGGGATTGCTCGGCTCGTTCGGGAGCGACCCCGGCCCCAGGACGATCAGCTACCAGGATGAGAACGCGTACCAGTCGTCGCACGGGCACGCGACGAGCGTCTACCTGCGCCTCCGAACATCATGACCAGGACCCTGCTGATCCTCGCCGCGGCGGGGCTCCTCGCGGCCGCAGCCATGGCTCAGACCGGCACCGGGACTCTGACCGGCAGCATCAGCCGCACCGGCAGCACCTGCGGCAAGAACACCTGCTGGACGTGCAGCCAGCCCGTGAACCTCGCCCGCGTCACGGTCACCGTCAACAGCCCCACCGACCGCGAAGACGCCGTCAAGTTCGCGAAGGGCTGCACCGGCCTGATCCGCCGCCTCACGATCGTCACAGACTCCGGGGACGGTGTGAAGGTCGCACCGGGATCCCACGACCTGAAGATCATCGCTGGCAGCGTCGCCTGCATCGGGAAGGCCCCGACCGTCCACCAGGACGGCATCCAAGCGCTCGGCGGCGACCGGATCCTGTTCCGCGGGATGGTCGTCCGGTGCCCCGTCACACCTCCCCTGAAGGGCGCGCTGAACCACTCCGCGTTCTTCGTGAACGGGAACCCGCCGCCGACCCAGATCATCTTCGAGTACGGGCTGCTGGGGTCGACTGGTACCACCGTCGACATCGGGACAAGCGACGCCTCCGGGGTGCGCTACTCGACGATCTGCCCGTCCACCACGGTCAGGACCCCATTCCTGGTTCCCCTGGCGCCCTCGGGGGGCGGCCCGCCCGCGACGAACGTCGTGGACGTCGGCAACACCCGCGCGGCCGCGTGCCCATGAACTGGAGGCTGATGATGCTGGGGTTTGTCAACGGAAAAGTCAACAGGTCATGCGGCTGAAATGGCCTATTACTGCGGCCAAAACAGGGCGATCTTCCGCGCCCACACACCCAGACAGGAGTCAACGTGACCGGCTTTCACTCTCCCGTGGCAGCCCCGACCACCATCGCATAGACGGTGGCCGCGTCGATGCCCGACGTACAGCAGCGGCTCGCTGAATGTGAGCGGCGCCTCACCGTGCTCGAGGCCAACATGAGAGAGGACTTCCGGGCGCTGTCCCGTGACGTCGACGAGACGTTCCGGGAGCTGACGAAGAAGGTGGACGCCCTGAACGGTGCATTGATGACGGCTGCCCTGTCCCTCGCGGGCGGGCTTGTGCTGTTGGCGGTGTCGGTGCTGCTCGCGACGAAATGGTTGACGGGATGATCGGGAACCATCCCTGGATGCTGCGGGCCGTAACGGCCGGGCTCGTCCTGAGCTTCGCGATCACGATCTGCGGGATCTTCTGGCTGCTGTTCCGGTCGGCGCAGCAGGAGCAGGCGACCCGCAAACGCGAGCTCGCGGTCAGCGAGGCAAGCGATGTACAGACGCGCCTCGCAACCTTTGTGCTGTGTCGTAGCGAGGGCCGCACGTCGGTGCAATGCCGGAAGATCGCGAACGGCGTCCGGCTGCCCGCCAAGCTGACGCTCTCCGAGCTCGAGGCGCGCCTGGTGAAAATCCAGGCGGGCCATGTCACGAAGCTGACGGTCGGGCCGAGCGGGAAGACCGTGACGATCTCGGGGAAGGGCTTGATCGGCCCCGTCGGGGCGACAGGAAAGACGGGCGCGCAGGGTGCCGCTGGCCCAGTGGGGCCGCATGGCGCGGCGGGGACGGATGGCGTGAACGGCGCCCAGGGGCCCCGAGGAGCTTCAGGAGCGCGAGGAGCGACTGGCACCCGTGGGCCGCCAGGGTTGAACGGCGCGCAGGGCAGCCGCGGACCACAAGGATTGATCGGGCCGCAAGGAAACCCCGGAGCTGGAGGCCTGGGAGGCCCGACGGGGCCAGCAGGGCCAGCAGGGCCGCAGGGTCCGCCGGGGCTGCAGTGCCCCACGGGGTTCACCGGGCAGCAGACGACCGTCCGGCAGCGCGGCAGCACCGACCTCACCGTCTACATCTGCGTCGCCAGGTAGGGGATAGGCATGGTCGACACCGACACCCCGGTCACGGAGACGCTCCGGGTCGCCCGGTGGCGCAGCGAAAGGTTCCAGGCGCTCGGCTTCGATGAGTCCCATGCTGACCTCCTCGCGCTCGCCGAGGCCGACTGGCACCAGGTGGCCGGGATGATCGCCCAGGGCTGCCCGCTGCCCGTCGCCGAGAAGATCGTTATCTAGCCCGCCCTCTTTTCTGGCTCGTCCTGCCTTCGGGCGGGACGGGCCGCTGCATGCCCGCGCTCAGGGAACCTTGAACGTGCGCCAGGTCATCCTGGTCGCAGAGTCGATCTTCAACGCGGCGATCGTTTAGTAGTTGGTGCACTGGAACTTGGTGTTGTTGGCTTGGACGCCGGTCTGATCGGCTTCCAGGGTCATCAGCACTGGCGTCTTCGCTGGGATGTTCGTCTGGTTGTTGAGAAGACTCCCGACGATGGAGCCATCCTTCGTCTCGTTGGCCGTGACCTCGAGGTAGCTACAGCCTACGCTGGTGATGATCTTGACCTTCCAGCAGCCTTGGGAGAACTGGTCGCACGAGAACTCGCTGGGATCGAGCCAGCGGTAGTAGATGCGGCCGTCGGTGGCGTCCTGGTCGTAGCCTTGGTGCCAGGCGTTCGCGAGTCGTTCGCGCTCTGCTGCCGCGTTGGCCCGCGCGATCTCGGCTGCTCGCTCTCGCTTCCGTCTGAGCATTGCGGCCTTGGCCTCGCGTTTGGCTCTCGCGCGCGCCGCGGCCCTTCTCGTCTTCGCGGCTGCGGCGTCCCTCTTTGCCTTCGCGATCCGATCGCGCTTCGCCGCTGCGAGTTGGGCGGGTGTGGGTGCCGGCTTCGTCGTCGTCGCTGGAGGCGTCGACGATGAAGCGGTGACGGTCACCGTCTTCGTGCTGCCGCAGCCCGCGACCCCAAGCGCGACCGCGAGAAGCGCACACGCTTTGCCACGAGTTATCGCCGCCATCACCCGCCCGACTCTACGACTCGAACGGGTCATCTTCAAGCGGCCGCCCTCTCTATTTGCTCATCAGAGACCGGGATTTGGTCGTGGCCTTGGTCAGGCCTTCTTCTGGTCGATCGCCGCGAGCATTTCGCGATGCTGGAGCGCCTGCCGCTTCCGCTTCCGAGAGCCGCGGCGGAGCAGCCGGTAAGGGACGAGGAGGATCCCGAAGAGCAGATACCAGGCGGCGATGAGCGGCCACCAGATGGACAGGATGAGGAACGCGATGATCACGAACGCGATCTTTGGACCGCCTTCCTTGTCGCGGGTGAGCTTCCAGACACGCTGGGCGCTGCCCGCGAAACTCATCGGCGCCGAAACGACGACTTTCTCAGATTCCAGTACAGGAGCCGAACTGCTCACCACGAGCTGCTTGCTCATAAAAGTTCTCCTCGAGACGGACGCCACAGATGCAATCAGACCCTACGCCTTTGTACCACCTGACTCAAGGAATCCCGACGGTCGCCCCTGCGATGCGCTCCGTCCGGTGCCGTTGCCAATATCCGGGCCCGGCGTCCCGAGGTTCGACCTTGCGGCCCAAGGCAGGACAGCGGGACGCCGACCGCATCCTTAATAGGCAACTCGATTTCTGGTTGAACGCGTCTCCGGGCCGTTGTAACCTTGCCGTGCCGCGGGCCGCGCGGCCACGACGAGAAGGCGATGTGGGGGGAAGACATGCGGTCCGCGCGCGGCAGCGACGAGCTCGACCTGATCGAAGCGCTCACGACGCTTCAGTCCGCCCGTCTTCTCGCGGAGGCTGGCCTAGCGCAACTGCGAGCTCTTCGTTCAGATGACGCCACCGGTCGACCTCACCTTCGAGTCGTTCGAGGAGGTCTTGCCGTCGCTCCTCATATCTCGGATCGGCGAGACGATCGACCTGCTCTGTGAGTGCGCATAGCTCGGCGTTCACGCTTCGAAGGGCCCGCGGCGCCGGGGGTGTGAACGTGACGCCGAGCGCCGACAGGATCCTCATGAGCGCGACCCCGTTCGGTTCGTGACCGTCCTTTAGCCACCGGATCGTCTGGCGACGGGACGTCGACCCGACCGCGTCGGCAAGCGCGTCGTGGCTCATCCCGGCGTTCTCGCGTAGGTCAGCCAGCCACGCGCGGAGCTGCTCTCCCGTCCATTTCCGATCGTCCTCCGCCTCTGTCACGTGACATGATTTTGGCGCTATTTGCGGGAATTCGTAAGGGACACTTCAATGTCACGTCTTGACACGGGACATTTCTAGTGGCATGTTTGTCCCGTGACACCTCTACTCGATACCCGCCCGTATGCAGTGCTCGGCCAGAAGATCAGGGCCGCGCGGGAGAAGACGGGTCTCTCGCAAGAGGCGTTCGCGCCTGAGGTCGGCATGACCCGTCGCCACCTGATCCGCGTCGAGGGAGGCCGCAACCAGCCCGGTTCGGCGCTGCTCGACAGGATCGCGGAGCGGACAGGGATGCCTCGCGCGACGTTCACGAACACCGAGGCCGCCTCCGCTGACGATGCGGAGGCGGCCGACGTGCCGACGCTCCTGATGCAGGCACTCCGGCTCGCCGTCCGCGAGTTCACCCGCGAGGGGGAGTCGCTGTGACCGCCGCCCTCTTCTCGGTCGACCGGGCCGGCCTCTACTTCGCCGCCGGCCTCGCCATCGCCGTCATCCTGTTCTACGCCGTCGACTGGCTGTTCCACCATGAGGAGCGTCGGTATCAGGACGCCCGCGGCGGCCTCCTCGAGTTCACCAGCACCGAGGCCCGCGCCGCCTTGACCGATGTGCCCGACCCCGAGGACTGGTTCCACGACTGCGACGACCTCGACTGGCACCCCGGCTACCTCGATGCCCGCGCTGAGACGCGCCGGGAGCGTGGGACGCGCCGGCTGCTTGCCGACATCGCCGCGCTCGACGACGGAGACACGGCTGCATGACGACGGCGCCCCAGATGATCCCGGAGCACCGGCACCTGTTCAACCAGACGCCACGCGACTTCGAGTCCGCGACCGGATGCCAAGTGTGCGGCCTCGAGCTCTGCGCCACCCTGCTGTTCGACGGGCGCATCTGCAACCTCCCCCTCGGCCACGTAGAGGACTGCGATAACACCTGGTTCCCGGAGAGGCGCGCAGGATGATCTGCCCGCGCTGCTTCGACGAGACCGAGGTCGTCCAGGGCCGCACCTGGTGCTGCGGCTACAAGACCGGTATCCCGGTCCCGCGGTGTCTACGGTGCGGCGGGTTCCTGGCCTGTGACTGCCCCGACGGCGGCCTGGTCGATGATCTTGATCTGGCGGGGGGAGAGAGCCCGCGAACGCGTGCCGCGGTAAGCGCCGCCCCTCCCGGGGCGGCCTCCCCCGCCAGGAGCGCGCTGTGAGGCTCGACCCGCTCCTCCGGAAGCAGCTCGCCGAGCACGAGCTCGTGGAACGGCACGCCAGGCTCTCCGCGGCGTGCTGCGACGTGAACGGGCCCGGCATCAACGTCGCCGAGCACGTCCGGTGCGTCGAGCACTCGATCGAGCACCCACTGACCGGCCGGAGGCTGCTCCCGCCCGGCTACCACAACCAGCGGGTCCGCGAACACCTCGCGGCCCGGATGTAGGAGGCGAAGAAGATGGGCAACACGCTCGACCTGGAAGTGCTGGAGCTGGCCGCGGGTGGGCATAGCGCACCGGAGGACGGGATGTGCGTGATGGAAGCGGTCGCGTTCGTCGCTGGGGAGAAGTTCAGTGATCACCCGACGTGCGCGTCCCCTGTCCTCGGTTCGTTCTTGCGCTCATGGAACGATTCGCTCGACGACGCGGATAGGCAGATGCTGAAGCCGTTCATCCCCCGGCTCGTCGGTACGAACACCGGGCTGGCGGATGAGGAGACGCGGGCGTGGATGCTCACGGACTGGCTCGCCCGCGAGTGCGCGCCTGCGTGGCTCCGCCTTGCCGGTCTGACGAACCAGGCGGAGCTGCTTGAGCAGCTCGCGCCGCTGACGGGCTCCGATTCGGCGCTCAGCGCGCAGCCGAGTCTCGATGCGGCCCGCGCAGCCGGGGCCGCAGCCTGGGACGCAGCCTGGGACGCAGCCTGGGCCGCAGCCTGGGACGCAGCCAGGGCCGCAGCCGGGGACGCAGCCTGGGCCGCAGCCGGGGCCGCAGCCTGGGACGCAGCCAGGGCCGCAGCCGGGGCCGCAGCCGGGGACGCAGCCAGGGACGCAGCCGGGGACGCAGCCGGGGCCGCAGCCTGGGCCGCAGCCAGGGCCGCAGCCGGGGACGCAGCCAGGGACGCAGCCGGGGACGCAGCCAGGGACGCAGCCAGGGCCGCAGCCTGGGACGCAGCCTGGGCCGCAGCCAGGGACGCGCTCGCGCCAACGACGAAGGGTCTTCAGGCCTCGGCTCTGCTGCTCCTCGAGCGCTTGATCGAGGTCGGGAAGGTCGAGGTGGAGGCATGAGCACCGCGCTCGACCAACGCCAGCCACCGACCGACCTCGAGGTTCTGCGCGCCAGGATCAACTCCGAGGAGGTATCCGAGGAGATCGCCGCCGCGCTTCCCGCGAACGTGTCGATCGCGAAGTTCAAGCGTGTCACCCTGACCGCCCTGAACGAGACCCCGGCGCTCGTCGGCGCTGACCGGCCCAGCCTGTTCGCCGCGATCGTGAAGTGCGCCCAAGACGGGCTGCTCCCCGACGGCCGCGAAGCCGCCCTCGTTATCTTCAACGGGAAGGCGCAGTACATGCCGATGATCGGCGGCTACCGGAAGATCGCCGCGGAGCACGGGTGGACGCTGCGGGCCGCCGTCGTCTACGAGAACGATCTGTTCGAGCACGAGGAAGGGTTCGAGCCGAAGCTCCGGCATGTTCGGGCCAGGCTCGGCGAGGAGCGCGGCCGGATGATCGGCGCCTACGCGGTCGCTCGCCACGAGGACGGGCGCCAGGAAACCGTCGTCCTTGACGCCGCCGAGGTCGAAAAGATCAGGCAGGTATCGCGGAGCAAGAACCGCGGACCGTGGGTGGACTGGACCGACCGGATGTGGGAGAAGACCGCCGGCCGGAAGCTCTTCAAGCAGCTGCCGCTCGGCGACACCGACCTCGACCGTGTCCGGCGGATCCTCGCCGCCGACACACCCGACCCGGTCGCGGCCCTCTACGGCGCCGCCGCCGCGCCGCGCGCCGCGCTCGACGCGGCCCCCATTGAGTCTGCCGGGACGCCCCCGGCCCCCGAGCCCGCGGATCCTTCCCCCGCGGGCGCGCCGCAGCAGGCCGGCCCGGCCCCGACCCCGGCCGGGCCGGCCACCCCCCCGCCGCCCGACGAGGAGGATGCGGTGCTCGCCGACGAGCGTCCGATGTTCGATGGCGAGGAGCCCGAGACCTCCCAGTTCGTCCCGCCCGCCGGCGCAACCGGACAGGGCCCCGCGGGCGACCTCCTCGGCGCCGTTGAGTTCCCCTCGGGGAAACACACCGGCCGCACGTTCACGGAGATCGCCGCGGACGGCCCCGACGGGCTCCAGTACCTCGGGTGGGCCGCGAAGTCGTGGCGTGACGCCGACTTCGCCGCGAAGCTGAACGCGTTTCTCGCGGGGTACGTCGGATGAGCACACCCGAGCAGCAGCGCGAGGAGCCCCGGTCGAGCGTGAAGATCGCGTTGAACGCGAAGGGCGAGGCACAGATCGAAGTGAAGGTCTACGCGGGCGACACCGTGGACGAGGTGTGCGCCGCCCGGTTCTCGGCGCAGGACGCGTTCGCTGATGCGGTGTCGTGGGCGGTCGCGAACGGGTTCCGCGCCGCTCCGAAGGTGGCAGCATGACGGACACCCACGGCCACGATGTCGCAGCAACGCACGACTGCAGGACGCCGCACTGCACCGGCGAGGCGCGCTCGAGCGTAGGCCGGTACGCGTACTGCACGCCGTGTCAGATCAACCGTGGCACAGCGAACCCGGACGGGACGTCGAAGAGCACGTCGCCGAGGATGCCGCAGTCCACGAACGGGGGGGGTCTGGCGGCCGGGCTGGACGAGCTGAAGGGTCTCGCGAAGCGCGCGGACAAGGCCGACGCGCAAGCGAAGCAGCTCACGATCAAGGCGCTGGCGGCGAACGCCGAAGCGGACAAGCTGCGCCGGGAGTTCGCGCGGCTCATGCGTGAGATGAGCGAGACAGCGTGAAAATCCTCGTGACCGCGGACTCGCAGCTCGGGAAGGGCCTAGATCTCTACCCGGAGCGC